GGCCTGGGCGTTGGCTGCCGCCGCGGCCAGCTCCTGCACCTGCCACTCGTGCAAGGTGTTGGAGGCCTTGGACTTGCTGGCCATGTTCAGCACCGGCGTTTGCGTCGGGCTGATGCGGTAGATGATGTCGGTCAGGTCTTCCCGGTTGCCGATTGCGGCGGTGGTCAGGAAGGTATTGGTTGGTGCAGCCATGGCTGCCTCCTTTCAGCGCCTCTCGGCGTTAGAAGTGGTTGATCACAAAATTGCTGCGAACGCGCGGGCGGCGTCTTCCACCTTGCCCGTCTTGTTCAGCTTCAGGTACGCCGCGGTGCGCGGCGTGATGCCGGGGTTGTCGCCCTGGCCGGGGCGCTCCACCTTTTGCGGCAGGGCGCTCACCTTCTTGGCCGCGGCCGATGCTTTGCCGACCATCTGGTCGTACAGCATGGCTTTGCGCGCCAAGATCACGGCCCGCGCATCGGCGATGCCGTCGATGGCCTCTGCCTCGTAGCCCTGGCCCGCCAGGTACTCGCGCAGCGCCACCTTTTCGGCCTTGGCCTTGGCCTCGTCCTTCCAGTCGGGCAGCTTGGCAAGAAGGTCTTGCTGCTGCACTTCGAGCTGGCGAACGTAGGCCTGCTGTGCCAGGGCCTGTTGCTGGGCCGCTACCTGCTGCTGCTGCCCGTAGACCTGCTGCAGCGTGGCTTGTCGCTCTTGAGCGATGCGTTGCTGGCGCAGGTACTCCACCGGATCAGACTGGAGCAGTTCGTCCCAGTTGGTCTGTTGCTGCTGCTGCAGCGCGCCTTCCAGTTGAGCCTGCATCCTCTGCAGGTTCGCGGCGTAGGCCTGCCGCTCCTGTTGCGCTTGGGCGATCTGGGCCTCGGCAGCTTTGCGCTGCTCCGCGGCTTCCATCGTCTTGCGCGTGTAGTCCGCCTGGCGCTGGTAGCCGTTCTTCAGCTCAGAAAGCGGGACCTCCACGTCCTTGCCGTCGATACGGACGGTGACCGTGGTGTCTTCCTCCTGCGCCTGCGGCTCGGCAGCAGCTTCGGGCTGCGGCTCGGGCTCGGCTTGGGCTTGGGGCGGGGCTGCTTCAGGTTCAGCAGCCGCCTCGCGGTCGGGCGGTGGGGCATCCATCGCGGCCGACAACAGGCTTACGGCTTGGTTGACGTCAAGCGCACCGTTGGATCCAGTCTCCTGGTTGTCCATGTTTTCAACTCCTCGGGCGGCGCATCACTGCGTTGACCCATGCAGACAACAAAAAAGCCACCCGCAGGTGGCTCTTCCAAGAGGGTTGCCCTTCCTCTGAAGTCGTTAGAACTCGTGGCGCCAGCCGACGCTGTCCATCCAGCCCAGGGGCCCGATCTGCACCGGCACGTTCCAGTTGCCGTGCACCAGCTCGGCTTCAGGCGCCGGGTGGAAGGCCACGCGGATCTGGCTGGTCAGGGTGAGCTCGGTCACGCGACGCGCGAAATGAACCCACGCGCCCGGTCCACCAGGCTCTGCTTGTGCTGCAGCTCCACCTGGGCCAGCTTGCCCGTCTCCAGCGTGGAGGTCAGCTGCGCTTTCACCTTCCGCAACAGGTGCAGGTAGGCCCACAGCTTTTCGCGGCCGGCCTCGTCTCTTGCTGGGCTGTTCGTCCATTGCTCGATGATGTCCTTCTCGATGGCCTCAAAGGCGGCCACGAATGCCTCGTTGTCCAGCACCTGCCGGGCTTGGTCGCCGGTGTACAGGCGTTGCTCTAGGGTCATGCCCACGCCCTGCTGGGGGTTGCCGGGAACACGCGGAAAGCCTCCAGCTCAGGAGCCTCGTCGGAGTGGCGCACATTGACGTGCCAGCCATCAATCGGAGCCATCTCATCCACCGCTTCGCCGCTACCGTCTTCAGCAGGCAGCACGTTGCCCGTGGGCTTGTAGATCACGCCAACGACATCCACCGCCGCGTACTTGGGCACCAGCACAGTCTCGACCACATCGTCTTGCACGTTGGTCTGCTCGGTGAACAGCGCCGCGTTGGCCTCGGCTTCGTCAGCGAATTTCAGGAAGTAGTCGGTGAACATGGGCACCTCGTTGAATGGGTCGAAGGGGTCGTAGGTCATGCTGTGATGGCCTGCAACTCGGCATTGGTCAGGCGGCGGGGGTAGTAGGTGACTCGGCGGAGATAGCCTGCTTTCACGTTGTTAAACCCGGCATGGTCGGACCCCAGATCAAAACGCGTCAGGCCGCTTGGAATGGTGGCCGTACTGTCCGTCGCAACCGTGCCGCCATCTTTGCAAGCAGCAAGATCGTTAGCCGCATATGCGCCTGCAAACTTAGCCACAGTGTTCGCAGAAACTGCGATTGCAGTACTTGCAAGGCCGTCAAAAACACCACCACTAGCAGTTGATATCGCGGCAAATCCCGTTGTGCTAACGAAATCTCCAATTTGATTGTTGTAGCTGTTATTGCTGACCCGAGCCAAGAATTGGTTTGCGCCAGACGATGGTTGTGTTACTGCAAACTCCGCATAGAAAGTCCCCGCAACACTGTTGTACCAAGGGCTGAGCGTATTGACTACAGCACGGTCTTGGGCACGGGTCAGCGCGGTGGTGGTGGTGGGGATGACGGAGGTGGCAAACGCGCCAAGTTCTAGCTGGGGCAGGCCGATGCGGATCGTAAAATCAATCACTGCGCCAGCGTTGTACGTGATGAACACACCACCGTTTACAAATACTGTTGTGGCGCTTGCAAGCGTGGCGGTATAAAAATACCTCTGCGTGTTCAATGCAGCGCTGGTTGGCCCGCCAACAGGAAAGTTGCTGCTTGGAGAAGCGCCGTTGGCGTCAAATGCGCCAGCCGCCGTAAAACTGTTTACGTACAAAACACGGGCTGTAGTGTTTGCAAACGATCCTGCAACCAACTTGGCGTAACAAGTAAACGTCCAAACTTGGTTTTGAACCGCAGAAATTTGAGTGTTGATTTCGTTAGTGATATTGACATTTCCAGCACCGACAGCGGTTCCAGCGTATTGAATATCAACGTAAGTTATGCCATTTTCTGTCCCGGTTCCGACAACAGTTCTGGTAATACCATTGACAGTGGAGGTAGTAAACTGCCAATTCGTCGGCATCGTCCCCGGCGTCCCAGCCACCGCCCCAACCATCGTGTTGTTGCGGATGCTGTTGGTGCGCTGCTCCTCAACCAAAAACCCACGCGGGGCTAGCGTGACGGGGTCGTAGTCTTGGTTGTTGTTGCTGCGCGCCACATCTGACGCCACCGTTTGCAGCACGCCGTTTTGGTCAAACCGCGTGGCCGTGCTGGCACGGGTGAAGGTGACCAGCGGGTCCAGCGTTGCAGCGCCCGCAAACGCCAAGTCCAGGCTCGCCGCCGAGCCCGAGACGCCCGTGGACAGCGCGCCCACGCTCACCGTGCTGCTGGCGCCGTCGCTCAGCACCGACACCCAGCGCCGGCCCTGCACGCTCAGCACCACGTGGTCGCCGCCTTGCACCAGCACGTCCACGTTGGTGGCGGCGCTGGCGTCATTGCTGAGCCGCACGTAGGCGCCCTGGCCGGTGGCCTTGACCACCACCTGCGTGGGCAGCTTGCGCGTGGTCTGTTCCCACGGCACGTAGCTGGACACGGCGGTGCCCGTGGAGCTCAGCGTCACCGAGTCCACCACAAAGATCCGATTGAGCATGTCAGGCCGCCAGCAAAAGCATTTCCACGTCCTCCTCGTCCAGTTGCGCACGCACCTGGTCAAAGAGGGCCATCAGTTGTTCAAAGTGCCGCGAGTTGAACGCGGCGTTGTAGTCCTCGATGCGCCCAGCCACCTCGGCGTAGGCCTGCACCACAGGCAGGTCCACCTCTTCGGTGGGCGGCTCGCTTGAGCCTTGTTCGTCCAGCGCCCGCAGCGCCGCGGCCTGACTGGCGTAGACCACCAGCTTGCCGTTGCGCTCGACCACGTAGCGGCGCTTGGCCTTCTTCTCGTCGTCGTAGCCGCCCGCAGGCGACTGCGTGCCCACCTGCGCGGCCAGCACGTCCTCGCCTTCGGCCAGGTCGGCGCTGAACTGCAGCGGCGGCGCGCTGACGCTGACCGCGGCGGCCAGGACGTCTGCGCCATCGCTCAAGGCGGCGCTGACGCTCGCCAGAACGCCCATAGCCGCGGCCAAACTGTCCGCGCCCTCGGTGCCGGCCAAGCTCACCGCCACCCGCGGGCCGGCCTGCGCTGCCAGCGTGTCGGGCCCTTCGCTCAGCGCCGCGCTGTGCGCCACCAATGGGCCTGCAGCCGCCGCCAGCACGTCCGCTCCCTCTGCGAGCGCGGCAGACACGTTCAGCGTGGCCGACGCGATGCTGACCGAGGCCGCCAGCGTGTCGGCGCCTTCGGTGCTGGCCAGCGAGGCCGCTACCCGGGGCCCAACCGTTGCAGCCAGGGCATCTGCGCCCTCAACCAGCGCGGCGCTGAAGCTGACGCTTGAACCAGCGCCCTGACCCAACAACAGGGTCAGCAGCATTTAGAAGACCTCAAACGTGATTTCGAAGCTCAGGTTACCGACCGAGGCCACGGTGCCTTGAACAAACCGAAGGCCCGAGTTCTCGCGCACGATCAGTTCCGCGCCCTCGTTGCGGATGAACTCCGCACCCAACGTGCCGGCAATACCGGACGGGGCGGCGGTTTCTTCCGTGAACACCCAGCGCTGGCCCACCAACGCGCCGGCAGTCGCGCCGCCCGTGGGCGCTGAGCGTGCCGTGATGTTGGCCGACAACGCTGCGTTGTTGGTGTCCATCTTGCTCAAGGTGATGGCGGTCAGCGAAGTGCCGTCTGCAACTGCAGCCGTGCCACCCGTGCCCACGGCCGTGGTGCGGGTCAGGTTGACCTCAACGCCCAGCGTGCCTGTGACCGCCGTGTCGTTGTCCACGTAGCAGAACGCCGAGAGGATGCGCAGCGACACGCCGCTGCCGGTGGCGTTGAACAGGTCGAGGAACACCTTGCTGGCGCCCACTGCCTGGCTGGGGCAGATCAGGCGGTACTGAGGCAGGCTGCCCTGGATGTGGCCGTCGGGCATGGCCAGCATGACGACCTGGTACTCCTTGGCCGACACCAGCTGCGTCGCAACCGTCGCCCCTGTGCCGGGAGTGACGGTGATTGAGTCGTTTGGCAGGCTCATCAGCTTTTTAAGCCCCGAACGCCGTCACGGTAAGGCTCGTGAACGTGCAGGTTTGCCCCGAGTTGATGGAGGTGTTGGTCACGATCATGTCGGCGCCGCTCGTCCCTACCGTGCCCTGCACCACCGCCGTTCCACCCGAGGTGTTGATGCGAAAGTAGCCCGCCGTTCCAGTGCCCGATGCCGTGGCGTTGGCCACCGCTGAAGCCGTCAAGACCCCGGCGGACGCCGAGCCAAACCCGCCCGCGTTGCCCGCAAACTGCACCAGCAGCGTGCCGGTGGCCGCCGTGCCGACGTTGGCCGGCATGGAGCCCGTGTAGATGATGATCTGCGCGTTGGCCCCGATGTCGGTGGCCAGCTGCGTCATCGAGTTGGTGCGATGTGTGGTGCTGTACTGAATGGCCATCAGGCAATCCCTTGTGCACGGCCATCAGGGCCGCGGATGATGGTTCTGGGCGCGCGCATCTGCGCCAGCGCCTCGGTGAAGCCCTGCATGGCCATGGCCAGCGCGGCGTTGGGGCTGGGCTCTTCCACGCCACCCTCGGCCACCTGCTCGGCAGGCGTCTCAACCTCCGGTCCTTGCTTGGCCTGGGCGGCGATCTGCGCCACCAGCACCTTGGTCTCGGCCTCCAGCGTGGCGCGCCAGCGCTCCATCTCCAGCTTCTCGCGCTCCAGCAGCGCCTTGTTGTCGGCCTCCATCTGCTTGAGCTGGGCCTCCATCTGCAGGCGGGCTTGCTCGCGGGCGGCGTCGCGCTCGTCGTTGGCTTGCTGCACCTGCAGCTCGGCTTGCTTTTGCGCTTGCTTGGCCTGCGCCTCCATCTGGATGCGCTGCATCTCGATCTGCTGCTCGGCCTGGAACTTCTGCGCGTCGGCCTGCTGGCGCATCTGCTCGAGCTGCATCGCGGCCTGGGCTTTGATCTGCTCAGGCAAGGGCGGCTGCGGCCGGGGCGGCTGCTTGGCAGGGTCTGAGAAGAATTTGTCCGCGCTCTTGAAGCCCAGGGCCTTCACCAACTCCTGCTGGCTCTGGTAGACGTTCTCCGGCGTGGCGGTGCCCACTTGCAGGCCCAGTTGCTGCTGCTGCAGCAGGGCCATCAGGTGCGCGACCTGCTGGTCCTTGTTGCCCGTCCCAAGACCGACGTTGACCGAGACGTCGAACTGGTTGCGCCACTCGCGCGGGTCGATGTTGACCCACTGGCCGCGCAGGCGGATCACGTCTTCCTTGGTGCTGTACTGGCTCACCAGCTTGAGCATCATGCGGAACAGGTCGCGAAAGCCCTCGGCGAAGTTCCGGGCGATCAAGTCCAGCCGCATGTCAGCGCGGTTGGTGACGATGTTCACGCCCGTGGCCGTCTGATTCAGCGAGTCGCCGTCCGCCCCTTGGTTGTACCTGGTCCAGCCCGTGGAGTCCTCCAGAAAGCCCTGCATGGTCTCCATCATGGACATGCCAAGCTGAGAGTCGCCCATGCCCTGGTCCAGCCGCCCCGCGGCGCCGGGTTGCTTCACGCGCACCACGCCGCCAGGCCGCGAGGCCAGCAGGTCGTCCAGGTTGACCTGGCCATCCACCGCAAAGTACCGGCCGTTGATCGACAGGTACATGTTGTCCAGCATCCCGCGCAGGATGTTGGTCTTGATCTTCTGCGCCTCCAAGGCGAGATCCGCCACCGACAGCCCAAAAAATTTGTGCGGCATCGGCACCGGGGTGATGCTCACAAACGGCGCGCAGTCCACGATCTCGTTGTCGAGGATCTGGTTGCCGGCTCTGGTCACCTTGCGCAGCTCGCTGATGCCGTCGCCGTCGTAGTCGCAGCGCACGTAGCACTCGGTCACCCAGATGATGCGCTGGGAGTCGTCGGGCGTGCTGATGGTGTCGGCCTGCAGGTAGGCCAGCTCGTCGTCGTAGCCCAGGCGCTCAATGCGCTCCATGTTCAGCGCGGTGGACTGGTCGTCGCCGCTGATCTGGTCCACGTTTTTGTAGCCCATGGAGATCAGGTCAGACTGCGTCCTGGCCACGCGGTGCGCCACAAAGCTGGCGTCCTCGATGGTCTTGGCCTTGCGCGAGATCAGGAACTCCTCGGGCGGCACGTTCTCCACCCGCACGCAGCCCTGGATCTTGGTGCGCTTGCACACCACGTCGTAGGCCAGCACCGGCGGGGCGGCCTGGATCTGCGCCATCTGCTGCTGCAGCGGCGTGATGGCCTGGGCGGCCTGCGGGTTCTGCTGCGCGGCGTTCAGCGCCTGATCGAGCTGCTGCTGCAACTGCTGCAGGGCCTGCTGGCGCTGCTTGGCGTCTTGCTCGTCGGGGTAGCTCTTCTGCTCAATGACCTCGACCTCGTCATCGTCCATCAGCTCCGCGAGTTCCACCTGGTTGAGGTTGCGGTACTCCTCGCGCTTTTCCTCGCGGCGGTCATCCCACCAGACTTTGACGATGCCGTTCTTGCTCAGCAGCGCGTCCTTCATCCAGTTGTAGGTGATGAGCTCGCCGTTGTTGCGCACGTGGAAGCAGTGGTTCAGATAGTCCGTGCACTGCTCTGCCTTGGCCTCGTCGCCCGGCTTGGTCGGCTCAAACTCCACCACGCGCTCGGAGCCGGCAAACTTCACCATGAGCTGCGGCAGCATGCTCTCGATGGTGTTGCGCACGTCAGGGCTCACCACGGACGAGCGGCCTTCGATCTCCGGCGGCGTCAGGTCCAGCGTGGGCTTGGCCAGGTAGTAGCTCATCGCCTTCTGGCGCTGGGCGGCCAGCTTGCCGCTGTACCAGCCCACCGCCTGGCGCATCTCCTGGTCGGTGATCGACCGGAGCTCATCGTCAGACATGCGTGCCATAAAGGTCTCAGGCCACGTTGAAGCGTGGGTAGTTGATGGTGCCGCCCCAGGTGTCATTCGTCATCTGGTCGGCGTTCAGAGCGAGGTAGCGCATGGCGTCTGCCCCGTGAGAAAACTCGTCGTGCACCGGGTTGCCGGGCTCGTTCGTCGTCGCGTTGATCTGCCGCCGGTAGCGCTTCAAGCACTCCACCAAGCGGGCGGTGCGGTCGCGGTGGAAGTACACGCGGCTGAAGATGTCGCGCACCCGCTTGATGCCTTGCTCCACGTCCATGTTGGGCGTGCGCTGCACGCTCCAGCCCAGGCCCTGCAGGATCTCGGCGTCTTGCTTGCCCGTCTGGTGGCGCTTGGCAAACCCGTCGTGCGGCAGGTAGTGCGTGCCCCAGTTGATGGGCTCCCCATCCAGGCGCAAGGCTTTGAGCTCGGCCGAGTAGTCGGCCAGCGTGCGCTGCGTGCCTTCGATGTAGTGGATGAGGCGGATCTCGCTGGACACCTTCTGCGCCAGGATGATCGACATCGAATCGTTGAAGCCCAGGTCCCACACCGCGTGGGTCTTGAGCAGCGGGTCGTGCGGCACGTTGCCGATGCGCCCCGCGGCGTTGGCCATCTGGTCAAAGTAGATCGCCCCGTCCACCGCGGGCTTGCACTGGCCCTCCCAGATGTGGGCGTAGTCCTCGCGCCGCATCGTCGCCTCAGCGTGCTGGCGTTCAGCCTCCAGCACCGCAGGGAAGCGCCCGTTGTCGGCGTGGTTCATCTCGATGGACACGCAGTCCGGCGGCGGGCTGCTCACAAAGCGCCGGTAGGTCTCGTCGCTCTCCAACTGCGGGTTGAAGCTGACCCAGATCTCGGAGCCGTTCTTGCGGATGGTCGGGATCAGGATGTCCCAGGACCGCCGGCTGATGGCCTGCGCTTCTTCACACCAGCAAACGTCGACCCCTTCAAAGCTCTTGAGGGACTCGGCCGTCTGGTCGCTCAGGCCGCTGAAGAAGAACTGCGAGCCGTTCTTGCCGCGGATCTCCGCTTGCAGCACCTCGTACTGGCTGCCCAGGCCAAGCGCCTCGATCTGGTCGCGCAGCAGCTGGTGCACCGACTGCTGGATGCTTTTCTGAATTTCTCGCGTGCACAGCACCCTCAGCGGACGCTGCGCCGCCATGATCAGCAGCGCGCGGGCAAAGCCCCAGCTCTTGCCGGAGCCCCGGCCGCCACGCACCACCTTGTAGCGATGCGGCTCGAACAGGAACTGCAGCTTCTGCGGGAACCAGGCCTCAACCAAAGGTCACCCGGATGCTGTGCTGCACCGCGCCGCCGTCCTCGCCGGTGACTTCCACGCGGCCCAGCTTCGGGTGCACAAACTCAGCCAGGCTCAGCAAGGTCTTGACCTTCATGCTGGGCTCAAGCTCAGGCAGCACGTCACAGATGGCCGCAATCGGCTCCAGGCCGCGCTCGGCCAGCACCTCAGCCACCTGGCGCAGCCGCAGCTTGCGGTTTGCGGTGAGCTTGTTTTCGGTGCCAGGCGGGTGGTCCCACATGGACTGATCAGGATGTGCTTGTGCTCGCATGGTCGGGTTCCCGCAGGATTGTCCGAAGTGATGTGTGCTCTCGCCCGCCGCTATCCGCCGGGAGATGAAGCGGGGCAAGTCCCGCGTCGAGAGCTGCGGCTCATTTGCCGGTGATGCCGCTTGCCGTGGGCTTTGCGCCCGATTGGCAACTGCAGGCCAAAACGAAAAAGCCCGCCGACATCGCTGCCGCGGGCTTCAAAAATTGCAGAGACACCTCTGCCGCCCGAAGTAAACCACACCAAAAACCATCTTTCAAGGGTTTAGACGCGCTCCACAAACATCTGCACCGCATCGGCCACCAGCTCGGCGCGCTCGTCTTCGTTCTCGGGCAGCCGGGTGCTGCGCCACACGCTCACCCCTGTGGCCCGGTTGCGCGCCACCAAGTACAACGCGGTGCGGTACGGGTCGGGGATGCTGGCCACCACCTGGCCGATGTGGCGGATGAGCAGGCCGCGCTCGTCGGTGTCCAGCGCGCCGTTGGCGTCGTCGTACTGCCTGGAGGCCCGCCAGCCCCGGGTGGATGGGCACTCCATGGGGTAGCCCTCCACGGGGCTCCAGTCGCGCTCAGCGCGCCACCACAGCACCAGCAGCTCCAGCGGGTCTATGTCAGCTGAACTTCGACCCATCCACCCACCTCGCCAGATTTGGTGATCTGCAGCGACCACTTCGAGTCGTCCACTTTCCATACGTCGGCCAGTCCGTCCAGGCCGGCCTTGATGGAGGCCAGCAAGTTGTCGAGATCGCGGTGCCGCCGGTCGGGTGGCACAAAGGTGATGTGCAGGCTCAAGACCTCAACCGGCAGCCGCTTGGCGCCCTGGCGTTTGGCTTCCCAGGCCCAGGACTCCCGCAGTTGTGCCTTGGCGCGGTACTTCTCGGCCCAGTGCCCGCGGAAGTTGGGGCTGAGCGCTGGCATCACCGGCCAGGGCAGCTTCAGCACTTGGATCACTGGCACCCCCGGCACACGTACTGCTTCACGCCCTGCACGCGCATCAGCTTGCGCCCCAGGGAGTTGCGCGGCTGGTTGCACTTGGCGCAGCGGAAGGTGATGTGC